GAACTCTGGTCTGAGATTGCTGATGCTCCTGGTGAGATCTTTGACGTGATTGAGTATAAAGAAGAGTGGGAGAAAGAAGAGAAGTTTAATGTAGAAAACTACCTGAACTCCAACTACGATTACTGATGCAAACTATGAACAATCTTGAAATGTTGACTGCTCGTGAACAACTCATGGAGGACATTGATTGTATCATTGAATCGAATTATTGTCTTTATATTGATGGTGAGGAACAGCATCACACTATTGATGTAAGTCCCGAAGATTTAATTAGTATGCTTTGTGATGCTGTCTGCAAAAACTTTCCCGCTAACTGAAATGAATCGTTCTGAACTCCAAGACAACATGATCCAGCAAATCCTGGATGATATGGACATTAAAACGATGATGGCAATTCTTTATGACAACATGAGTGAGAGTTATGATAAGTATTCTGATAAAGAATTGATCGCAGAGGTAGAAGAATACTACCCGCACTTGTTGGAGGATTAATTATACTCAGGTCAGCCGCCCATCAATCGCCGCCGAATGATAAGCACGGATGATGGGTGGGTTTCCCGTTTTGTATCATGGCGAACTACGGGGACTGCCTGGGTGTGGCATCATAACTGCATGAACAACAACACCTCTCCCAACCCTTACGCTCAGCAGGTCCTCGCCCAGGGTCGTGACCTGTCCAACGCTCCCGCCCCCAAGCGTGAGTACCCCCGTACTATCGGACTTCGTACCTTCCAAACCGAGGAAGAGTATAACGAAGCAGTCGCAGATTTCCTGAACGGTTACTGAAACTCTTTTTCTGATGTACACTGACCCCTGCTTTTTTGCCATGAACACCTTCAACTTCTACCTGGAATCTCTGCCCTCTTTCATTACTCAAACCGATGCCGATTGGTGTATGGTTTATGATTGGATGGAGGATATGTGTGGTCCCCTTCGTGATGAGCACTGGGAGGAAGTTGCCCAAGTGTATCAAGAGTTTAACAACGACACCCGAGTGTGACAGTCGGGGAGGTGTCCACCATTCTCCCCAAAGCACCCCGATCGGTGCCATACTACCATTGTTCAAACGACACGACACCATGCGTAAGATCGAACAGCAAATGAACAATGCCATTTCTAACAACCTGAACTGGCAATCTGGCAACACCGCTGTTACTTTCGACCCCGAAACCAACGAATCCACTGTATACCTTCACGGTAACAAAATTGCCATCGTGGGTGATGACTTCGTTCAGATCTTCGACGGTGGTTGGCAAACTAACACCACCAAGTCCCGTCTGAATGCTATTCTTTCGGAGCACGGAATCAAGGGCGAAGGTGTATTCCAAAAGAACTTCAATTGGTTCGTTCACAAGTTCGTTGGACAGGCAGGAACTTCCCCTGTTTATAACTGCTACGACTTCACCAATGGTTTCATGTTTGCATAAAGAATTCGGGGGCATTCGTGTCCCCTTTCTTTATACCCAGGTCGGCTGCCCGACCAGTTGGCAAACCGCACACCAAACCCTCCAAAGCGCCTCAGGACCTGCCATACTACGTTCATGCAAAACAAGCACATCGAACACCCCGAAGACACCATCCTGACGGGCGACCTGACCGCTCTGGACTGGTTTGAGGCAGCAGGCACTCTCAGCGTTAAGATGGACGGCGCACCCGCTATTGTATGGGGTCGCAATCCTGCCACTGGTAATTTCTTCGTTGGCACCAAAAGTGTGTTCAACAAAGTTAAAATCAAGATCAACGAATCTCATGCGGACATTGATGCGAACCACCAAGGTGAAGTTGCAAAAATTCTGCACGCTTGTTTTGATTGGATTCCTCATACAGACGCCATTTATCAGGGGGATTTTATTGGATTTGGTGGAGAGTCTGAGTACACTCCCAACACTATCACTTACAGTTTCGGAGTAACTGTTCACGAAGAAATCATCATTGCTCCGCATACCCGCTATGAGGCAAATGATGACCTTCGTGATAGTTGGGCAATCCCTCTGACTGTTAACCTGGAGGATGGATTTAACTGTAAGTTTGTTAAACCTCAGGCACGCATCTTCTCTGGTGATTATACCAAATGTGCAGGGTCGTTTGGTGACCTTACTGAGGTGATTCAATTCGCTAAGCAAATGGCACAGACTGTCACCTTTTTGGATGATAAGCAGGCAAAGAAGATTAAGCAGCAATTGAATGCCTGTATCCGTGAGAATCGTCCTGTTGTGAATAGCGAATTTGACTGCGATCCTCTGCTGCTTGGATTGTGGGCACTGGTCAAATCTATCAAGGATGACGCACTCTATCTCTGCCGTAATAATGGTCCTGCCGCTTATATCGGATACGATCAGATTGATGCCGAAGGTTATGTCTACTCCAATGAGTTCGGTACAATGAAACTGGTCAATCGTGAGCGGTTCAGCTATGCCAACTTCAACAACGCTAAGTTTAACAAAGAGGTGTGCCAGTGAGCGCACTGTCCACCCATGCCCCTTGGGCGACCCCTTTACCCCTTATACTGACTTCAGTCAAACGAACCGACATGATCGACACCACCTTCAACGGATGGGCAAACTGGGAGACCTGGAACGTGTCCCTCTGGATTCAAAACGATGAGGGTCTGTACAATGAGGCACGCCGCCTGGCACGCTTCGGTCGGACCTATCAGGACCTGGTGATGATGCTCCGTGACTGCGGCAGCAAAGAGACCCCCGACGGGTGCCGCTGGGATGATCCCGCAATCGACGGCATGGAGATCAATGAGATGATGGCGGAACTCTGATCATGGCATCTCCGATCAAAGTCCGCGACGCCCGCCGCATGATCCACAAAGCAGGCGGCACGATCAAATCAGGGGGCAACCACGACAAGGTGACCCACCCCCTGATTAGTCGGACCTTTCACCTCCCAACCCATGGAAGCAAAGGACGCCCAACCCTCTCCCCTGGCATGTCGTCAGAATTTCGTAAGTTCTACGCTCTCATGCTGACGGCAAAGGCAAGCGCCTGATCCGTGCTACAATTCCAAAGCAACCGACAGACAGACCGATGATCCTCTCCATGTCCTCCGACCTTCGTACCCGTCAGATCGTTTGGACCGGTCGCGGCAACGACGACTCCCCCATGGGGTCGCGCCTTCAACCCCAGCTGGGAATCAGTGCGTTCGCCATCGCAGGGCAGAACGCTGAAATCTGGAAGGATGAGGCAACCACCTGCCCCGTGAGTGGGTGGAAGCACGGCAGCACCCTTCAGGATCCCGACGCTCTCTACGACCTCATGCGTTCGTGAAACAGCAGTGCCCCGCCGTGCCCGCCCGGGCGGGGTCGCCGCCGTGTATATAAAACCCATGGGTCCCCTTAGTCTACAAAGTGTTACGATTGCCCTCTAAATTCTTAAAGCACATATATAAAATCAATGGACGAAAACAGAGAGATGCAAAAAAATCCGGAGGAAAATTTTACGACTGTAGAGGTTGATTCAATAACTGGTGAGTATTATATAACGTTACCCGAGTGGGTATTAAATGATTTTGGGTGGTACGAGGGCACTCAAGTAAACATGGAGATTGAGGGAGACTGCATTGTAGTGAGTGAATTGAAGGAGGATTGATACACAATATCATAGGTGTTGACCTCATATAGATAATACTGTATGATACTGAAGTAATTACACTCTATTATGGCTAAAGGATTTACCGTAAAAGCAAAGGCACCCGCGCCGACAGAATCTGCCCAAGAATGGGACTACGATAAAGCACGTGAAATGGTCCGTGGAAAATCTGTTGTTTTTTGCCTTCCTGGCAGAGGTGTCTCATATACATATCTGAAAAACTTTGTACAATTGTGTTTTGATCTAGTGCAGGCAGGGGCAAGCATTCAGATCTCGCAGGATTATTCATCGATGGTGAATTTTGCAAGATGCAAATGTCTAGGTGCGAATGTACTGCGAGGACCCGACCAAATTCCCTGGGACGGAAAGTTAAAGTATGATTATCAATTATGGATTGATAGTGATATTGTTTTTAATACTGAAAAGTTTTATCAGTTAGTTCTGATGGACAAAGACATTGCAAGTGGTTGGTATTGTACGGAAGACGGGCGAACGACCTCTGTGGCACACTGGATGGAAGAGGATGATTTCCGTAACAATGGTGGTGTTATGAATCATGAAACTATAGAGACGATTCAGAAGCGTCGTAAACCTTTCACTGTTGACTATGCAGGATTTGGATGGTTGATGATTAAGAACGGAGTGTTTGAGCATCCAGAAATGAAGTATCCATGGTTTGCACCAAAGATGCAAGTCTTTGAATCTGGACAAGTTCAGGATATGTGTGGAGAGGATGTATCATTTTGTCTCGATGCAATTGCAGCAGGTTTTGAGATTTGGTGCGATCCTCGTATTAGAGTTGGTCACGAAAAGACAAGAGTGATCTGATAATATGTCGGATGTGTATACAATTCTCCACAAGAATAAAGTCTTACACAAGAACTTGACGGAGGATGAGTATTTCAATATAATGGAGGACCTGTCGATAGAGTTTTATCAGACGGGTTCTCCAAGACCTGAAAATCTTGAAATTAAAATTACTAAGAGGTATTAATTATGGCTATACGTAAGGGTGGCGGTTATGTGGAAGGTGCGCCGAAAAAAACTCGTCAGGGTAGAGGGCCTCATACCAAGTACGCAGCGTCTTCTCGCAATAAAGCAAAGAAGCGTTATCGTGGTCAAGGTAAAGCTTAAATAAAACAGTCACAAAAAACTAAATGAGTTGTCTCATCACCAATCTACCATCAATGGAAGTATGGGTTCGTAAGGAATATCTTACAGATCATCAAAGTGGTCATGGTGAATTTGTCAAGGGCGTTTGGGTTTCGGCAAAGTCGATTCCTGGACGCGCTTTTTATTTTGAGACTTATTTGCCAGAATATGCCGCAATGTATGATAAACTGCCGATTAGCGCGTTTGTCTCGTCGCCGGAAACACCTAGTCCCGATATGGACCTACCAAACTTACAATTTTGGAACTGTATGGACTATGGTGTAGTCAGTATTGATAAAAAGTTCATTGGTAGTATGGACTTTGAGTGTTATACACGCGATTTTGGCATTCAAAAAGGTACTTATGTCTGTACAATCGACAATTATCATCGTGATCCAGACATGGTAGACTGGGCAACGAGTGAAAATCCTGCCGAACACAAGTCTCATAACCTGATTGAACTTGAAAATGGTCAATATGCACTGTATCCAAACAATCGATTACGTATTTTTGACAATAGTTTGACACCTGTCGAACCAAAAATGCCTGATTTCAAGGTTTCGACTCAATATTATCAAGTTGAGAATGGTTATGAACGTCTTGGAATGGGTAGAGAGGATGAATATCACTGGAAAACTGCCAAAGAACGTGAAGAAGAGGAAAATAAATAGTCCTAAGGGATAGAAACCCCTCTAAAAGTTCTGTTTTTAACGAAACAGGAGCTAAAATGGGAAACCATCACCAGGTTGACAAGGGAGAATTGTTCATCGAACAAGGAATGACCCTCATTACAGAGGTAGAAAGCGAAAAATATCTTAGAAAAGCATCAAAACAGAGAAAAATTACTCAAAATGAGGAACTTTATCCAATTCCACAGGATCGTTTAGAGCGTCCTTGTGGTGGAGCACATGGTTTTGATGATTTTGTTGAAAGATGGCACGAGTAAATATAAATAAAATCAAGAAAACTCTCTACTAATGGCAGAACAAAGGGTATCCAGATCATTTAAAGACATCAGTTTATCCTTTGTTCCACATCCAGTGACAAAGGATCTTCAAGTATTAAAAAATGAGAATGCGATACGTAGATCCGTAAGAAACATTGTTGAAACTATTCCTACAGAAAGATTTTTTAACTCATTGTTAGGATCTGATGTGAGGGATAGTTTGTTTGAATTTGTTGATTTTGGTACGGCATCCGTTATTCAGAGTCAAATTTTGGTTGCAATAGAAAACTTTGAACCAAGAGTTGACAATGTAGTTGTTGAAGTAAATCCTCAACCAGACCAAAATTCATTCAATGTGACTGTTGTCTTTGATATTATTGGGCAGGAGTTTCCGACACAAGAGTATACGTTCCTATTAGAGGCAGCAAGATAAGATGCCCTTTACAAAATTCACGAATCTAGATTTTGACCAGATAAAGACCTCAATCAAAGATTATCTTCGTGCTAATTCAACATTTAGCGACTTTGATTTTGAGGGATCAAATTTCTCTGTCTTAATTGACACCCTAGCATATAATACTTATATTACTGCATTCAACAGTAATATGATTGTCAATGAATCCTTCTTGGATTCTGCAACTCTTCGTGAAAATGTAGTATCACTCGCAAGAAACATTGGTTATGTACCCCGCTCCAGAACGGCAGCAAGGGCAACGATTTCTTTCACAGTATCAACTACCGAAGACACTCCTACACTCACTCTCAGAAGGGGTCTGGTGTGCGTAGGAACGGCAAATGACACAACATATACCTTCTCAATTCCAGAAGATGTAACTACAACCGTCATTGATGGTGTTGCATCGTTTGATGAGGTAGAAGTTTATCAAGGAACCTATCTCACAAAGCAATTCACATATGATGGTTCTTTGGATCAAAGATTTATTTTGAATAATTCCTTTATTGACACTTCTACACTTTCTGTCTATGTAAAAAGAACAAATGACAGTGGACTAGGAATTGAGTATGCGGCAATAGACAATATCTTAGACACAACGTCAGAATCCAGAATTTATATTCTACAAGAAGTGCAAGATGAGAAGTATGAGGTAAAATTTGGTGATGGAATCATTGGTAAGAAACTTGGTGATTCTGTTGGTTATGATGGCACCATAATCACCGCAAATTATATCATTACTGATGGCGAAGATGGAAATGGTGCCAGTGTCTTCACATTTTCTGGAAGTGTAACAACTGCCAATGATAAAATCATTAACCCAGGAACAGTTACGATAACTACGGACCAGTCGTCTCAGAATGGGTCGAGCATAGAACCTATTGACTCTATCAAGTACTATGCTCCAAGAGTGTATTCAGCACAAAATAGGGCAGTGACTTCTAGAGACTATGAGGCAATTATAAAAACAATATATCCAGAAACAGAATCTGTTGCTGTTGTTGGTGGTGAAGAATTAGATCCACCAGAGTATGGTAACGTAATTCTGAGCATTAAACCAAAGAATGGCAGTTTTGTTTCCGATTTCAATAAGTCAAGAATTTTAAGTCAACTAAAACAATATACTGTTTCAGGAATCAATCCAAAAATTATAGATCTTAAGACTCTTTATGTTGAGGTAGAGTCTGCCGTTTACTATAATTACTCGCAAGTATCGAGCGTAGACTCCTTAAAAACTAATGTATTGAATAGTTTAACTAAGTATTCCGAGTCATTGGATCTCAATAAATTTGGCGGAAGATTTAAATATAGTAAAGTTCTTAGTGTAATTGATACGACTGATACGGCAATTACTTCTAATATCACCAAAGTTAAAATTAGAAGAGATCTAAAAGCAGCTTTAAATCAATTTGCACAATATGAGTTGTGTTTTGGCAACAAGTTCCATGTAAACCCTCAAGGAAGAAATATTAAATCAACAGGATTTAAGATTGCTGGTGAATCCTCTACTGTTTTCTTAACAGATACACCCACAATAACGTCAGGAGGAACTAATGTAACAAGTTCTACTTCTGCTGAGGAGGTTTTTCTCAATAGACCAACAACAATCGGAGCAACAACGGGCGTTCTTTCAATAGTTAAAATTGGTTCTGATGGTAGAAGTATTGTTGTTGCCAAAGATGTTGGAACGGTTGATTATGTAAAAGGTGAGATTAAGATAGGAACTATCAATATAACATCAACAACAAAAGAAAATGGAATTATAGAGGTTCAGGCTTTCCCAGAATCTAATGATGTTGTTGGATTGAAGGATCTTTATTTGTCGTTTGATGTTTCTAAAAGTACAATAAATATGGTAAGGGATGTAATTGCTTCTGGTGATGAAATAACTGGAAAAGTGTTTACTAGAGATTACTATACATCAAGTTACTCAAACGGGAATTTAGCAAGAAACTAATATGATACAGACTGGTTTTGAATCTAGAGTCAAGGTTCAGCAGATTGTTGAGGGCCAACTTCCAAGTTTTATATTGGATGAAAATCCAAATGCTTCTGAGTTTTTAAAACAATATTACATATCTCAAGAGTATCAAGGCGGTCCAATAGACATTGCCGAAAATCTTGATCAATATCTGAAGTTAGACAATCTTACGCCAGAAGTAGTTGTTGATAGCACAACACTATCTTCTGATGTCAGTTCAAGTGCAGAATCTATTACTGTTTCTAGCATTAAAGGATTTCCGAGTAAGTATGGTCTTTTGAAGATTGATGACGAAATCATTACTTACACAGGAATAACTGGAAGCACTTTTACTGGGTGTATTCGTGGATTTAGTGGTATTACAAATTATCACCAAGATCTGAACCAAGAAGAACTAACATTTTCAACCTCAGATGCGGCAGAACATACTGCTGACACAACCGTTCAAAATCTCAGTTCTCTTTTCCTCAAGGAGTTTTATCAAAAGGTAAAATATACTATTGCTCCAGGATTAGAAAAAACAGAATTTACATCCGAGTTGGATGTGGGTAATTTTTTAATTGAAGCAAATTCCTTCTATAAAGCAAAGGGAACTGACGAGTCTTTCAGAATTTTGTTTAATGTTCTCTATAATGAGACACCAAAAATTATAAATCTGGAAGAATATCTTATCAAACCATCTTCTGCTGAATATGTAAAGAATGAAATCATTCTTGCTGAAGTTATTTCTGGATCTAATCCAAGAAATTTGGTTGGACAAACTGTAACAAAGTCTACAGATTCCTCCACAAATGCTTCCGTTTCTTCAGTAGAATCCTTCAATAGAAATAATCAACAATATTATAAGATATCTCTTTTTGTTGGTAATGATGAATTCCCAACAATTTTGGGTAATTTTACAATAACCCCCAATACAAAGGCAACATCCGATTCTTCGGCATCGTCTTCGGTAGTTACTGTAGACTCTACAATAGGATTTCCAGAAAGTGGAACCTTGGTCTGTGGAAACAATACAATAACCTATACTAGTAAATCAATAAACCAGTTTTTGGGTTGTAGTGGAATAACAGAAGACATTGCAAAAAATTCAGTAGTTAGAAACAATGATACTTACTTTGGATATGAGAATGGTGATACTAGCAAGAAAGTAGAATTTAGAATTCTTGGCGTACTATCAGAGTTCTCTGCGACATCAGATAATCTTAATGTTTCTGAAGGTGATATTGTTGGCATCAAAAATCTTGGCGACTTAATTGAAAATCCTCAAACTAAGACACAGAAACAGATCTTTGCAAACTCTTGGATTTATAATACTGCTGCCAGATATGAAGTATTGAGTACCGATGCCAATTATGTTTTGGCAACCAATATCGATAGATCTAGTCTAAAAGTTGGTGATAGAGTAGAGTTACTTGAAAGAGACACCGAAACTTTAGTAGAAGCAACAAATGATCCAAGAATAATTCAAATAATTTCTGATAATACTGTAGAAATAGGCGGAGGATCTTTTTCTACAGTATCTGGGAAAAAATATGATTTAAGAAGAAAAATCAATACTGCAAGTAGTTCTGGTGTTTCATTGGAATATGGAAATGGTTTGATCACGTCAGACGTACAAAATTTGTATTCTGATGGTGAAGATTATGCATATGTTGCATCAAACTCTTTACCATCATCCGCACTTTCTGATCCATATGACTACAGATATACCATAAGTGCAGACATTAAGTCTGCAAGTATATCTTCTGTGAATAATTTGTTCAATAAAAATTCTGATGATGAATATGATACAATAGGTTTCGCAGATGCTGCACCATTCATAACTGGAGATAGAGTTTACTATCAACCAAGTTCCATTTCGCTTATTGGATTGGAAGCAGGAAGTTATTATGTTGAGGTTCTTTCCGACAACAAAAAAATCAAATTATATTCTTCACCAGCTTTTGTTGGGACTACACCATTAAAATTTAGAGTTCCAGATTCTGGTGTAGATACTCAAACCTTTACATTATATTCACAAAGATCTAATCAGATTGGAGTACAGAAGGTTCTTAAAAAATTCCCACTTCAATCTCAAATAAAGAGTCCAGGAGTTGAGACTATTCCAGGAACAACTGGAATGTTAATCAATGGCGTTGAAATTAATAATTACAAGTCTTTAGATAAAATTTACTATGGTCCTTTAGAATCTCTTGACGTTTTAAATGGTGGAGAAAATTTTGATGTCATAAATCTCCCAACCATATCCATTGCCTCTGGTACATCAGATGCTTTGGCACAACCTGTAATCAGTGGTTCTATTATTAATGTTTATATTGATGCACAAGACTATGACATTAATAAAATTCTTTCTATAGACGTTAGTGGTGGAAATGGTTCTGGTGCTATTTTGGAACCAATTATTAGAAAAAGAGTAAGAGAGATAGATTTTGATGGAAGAACTGTAGTAAACGGTGGTGGCATAAGTACAACTGGAAATAGAATTTCTTTCCTAACAGAACACAATTTAAACAATGGAGAAGAGGTAGTATATAACTCCAATGGCAATTCTCAGGTAATAATTGGTTCTGGATCATCTACTTTAATAAACAATTCTTCCTATTTTGTAAAAGTTGAAAATAATACTACTATAAGTCTATTTGAATCTTTAGATGATTATAATAACAATACCAATATAGTTGGATTTACTACAGGAACTCAAGGAACTCATAAGTTTAAAACAATAACACCAAAGAATACAATTTCTGAAATAAAAGTAATTGATGGTGGAAGCGGATATACAAATAGAAGATTGACTGTCAAATCTTCTGGCATATCATCAATAACAGATTCTATTTCCTTCAAAGATCATGGATTTAATACTGGTGATCTGGTTACATATGAATATGAAACTTCAGCGATAACAGGAATTTCAACATCCAA